AGTGCGCTCCTGGTTGTCATACGCAGAGGTGTCAACCTGGACACTGTTCGGATCAAAGCCTCCGCCACCACCAAGCAGTGCTGCGAGGTTGTCAAACGGCGTCGAGGTGTCTTCCTGCGGGGCGGCTGCCTGCTGACGAAGTGCCGTCTGCTGCTGACGCATCCGCTCAGAAGAGTCCCACAGCTGCTTCAGAGCATTCGGGTCAGACTTCTTGATCGACCCCTTGGGAGCCGCCGCCTTCGGCGGACCAAAACTGCCGCCGCCGGAGTACCCCTTCTTGCTTCCACCAGAGTAGAGGTTGCTCTTTGGGGCATACGGGCTCGATCCCTGTGCCTGCTGAGCAAGGTCCAGCTGCCGCTGCTTGCTGTTGCTCTGGCCATAATTGCCAGTCTTCTTCGTACCCTTGACCTCGGCCATGACTACTCCTTAGCCCACCATCGAAGAGATGCCCGCAGCCTTCCGAGCAATAGACTCGGCACGAGCCTGCTGCTGCGACAGGGCGTTCTCGTTCTGCTGCTGCGTGAGCGTGTTTCCAAGGTCCGTCATGTACCGACCGCGAGAGGTAGACAGATCACCCTTCTGGTCATTGAACTGACGCAGCAGGTTGTTCAGTGCTTCTCCGTAGAACGACGACTGCAGCATGTCACGCGCAGCAAAGTCGTTCATCTGATTGCCGTAGGACCGGCCATATGCCGTGTTGGTGTCGTCAGCGTTCCAGGCGTTACCGTCCTGGTTCCAGCCGAGGTTCTTCAGGCTGGAGTTGTAGTCGGTGTCGTAGTTCGTCTTCGACGTGTCGTACTGCGTCTGGTAACCGCTCAGCGTCTTCTTCAGTGCAGCAAGAGCAGCCTGATACGTCGAGTCGCCAGCAAGCCAGTCATCGTCCGACACGGGCGGGGGAGTCGGTGCGGGGTCAACCGGAGCAGTCGTGGCAGCCGGAGCAACAGTGTTCGTAATGGGGGCTGAACTGTAGCCGCCCCCGCCTCCACCGCTCGTGCTACCCGTAGTGGTAGTACGAATCTGGGCACCAGCAGGCTTCGAAGTCTTGTTCATCGTCGTTGAAATAGTCGCGCCGGTCGCGTTGGAGGTGTTCATCTTTCGCTTGGTGTTAGCACCACGAGCCACACCATCACCGAGCATCAAAGCATTTGCCATCAGATGTTCCCTCTCGCCTGTCGGAGAATTGCATCCCTACGGAGGGCTGCCTTGTTGTCTCGCACTGCATACCCACCCTGATCGACAGGGCCGCGAGTAGGAGCAGGCGTACCGCTTCCGTACACCTTGTTGCCTGCCGAGTACGGATTAAACCCAGTACCATCGGTGCCATATGCACCGATCTGGTTGCGAATAGGGTTCCCAAGCATGACCGTATCGTACCCTACGAGACCTGCTTCGAGACAGACTGCTTTGTGTTGACTCGGGTCACCAATGCAAAGATACGGACAGGTGCGGTAGAACTTGTTCCATCCGAGTCAAACTCCAGTCGGAACGATACCTGCCGGAATCGGAACGATTTACTCCCCAGCTTGGTGAATGTCCGCATAGTTGAATAGCTCGACGTATTGACAGAAGTTAGCAGCGTTGAGAAGTCCGCTGCCCCAATGCTGTTCCACGTGAAGTTCAGCATGTCTGCCCACGTAGAGTTCAGCAGCCCGTCCCACGTCGGGAACATGCCAGGACGAATGCTGCGTGCGTATGCCCGCACTTCTCCTCGATACGAGGCATCAACACCCCAATAGAACATGCGCTTCCACATGCTTGCGCCCTGGTAGTCGTAGTTCTTTGTGATCATCGTGCACGTCATGTTCTCACCGGGACCAGGCCCAAAGGCGTCTGTCAAAGAGAACACCTGAGCTGTGCGGGTACTCCCGCTGCCCACCGGCTTAGCCGAGTGGGCAATAGCGGTATGCGTGGCGGAGCCCAGGTTGAGTTCGATGATCCTGCCGATTGCCCCGTACTGCTTTGACTTCCACGTCGTCCACCGTTGAGTACGCAGGGAGTAGACGAACATCGTGTCGTAGTACGAAACAATCAGGCGGTTATTGAATACCCCAAGCGACACGGGGTAGTACGTGTTCGAAGCTGTCCCAGCTGCAAGCGGGACCTTTTGATTGATCTGCGTGATCTGGTAGTTGCTGATCTGGTACACCTTGTCGGAGTACACGAAGTACAGGATGCTGTCGTTCGTCACGACAGAATCAGCATTGGTCAGTCCGATAGTCGGGGACAGCTGCGAGGGTGCCCCCGTGGCAGGGTCGGTTGAAAAGGCAAACCGGTAAATCGAAGCAGCCTTAAAGATCAGCAGGTCATCGAAGTACTTCATGATCTTGATGATGTTATGCCCATCACCAGGACCAATGTCAATGAAGGTGCCGTCCCACGTCGTAGGGTCAGCAATCTTCGACAGGTAAACCCGCGTGCCATTCTGTCCAGACGTAGCGTTCTGGCCTGAAGCAGCCCACAGACGGCTCTTGTGCGCGATAATGGTCGATCCCTTGGGGATCGCACTAATAGCGGTGAAGACAGACGTAGGCGACCACGATCCACCTGGATTCGTAGAGTTCAGCGGTGCCTGGATGTACAGCAAGTTGTTGTACTGCGTAATCGCAGAGGCAGCAACCGTGTCAGTAATCAACGTCCAGGTGTTGCCGGTGAAGTAGTACGTAGATGTGTTGCCATCAGCACCGATGAGGTAGGGTGTCCCGCCCGGAGCATAGTAGTACCCCAGCAACGTCATATTGCCGGTAGCCGACAGCGGGAAGGCAGGTGCCGGAACAAATGGAGGGCGCTGTACCAGCGAGCCATCCAGGTCAAGTTCGAGGTTTTCTGCCATGACCAATTCGGTGTCAAGCACCGCAGTGGGGTCAGAGTAGGTGTTCAGTCCACCGTTGAACGGCCCAATCTGAACTACCTCGTTTGCCGCCATTACCAGTCCACTGCTCGGGTGATCGTCGGGTACGTCATGTTAGCAGCGTCCCGCTCATCGTCGCCAATGGAGGTCAGTGAGTCCTGATACGCCTGCTGCTTTGCCTGAGCTGCTTGCCAGTCCTCATCCATTTCGTACGCCTGCATGAGGACGTAATGCACCAGGCTATTAAAGTACTTGTCCGGGATGCCAAGCACGTCAGTCGTAATCGACACCTGGGCAGGAACCTGGCTGAAGAAAATCTCGATGGTGTACGTCGAGTCAGGGACAGGAAAGAACGAGAACTGCCCAGCCCACTCGTACCACAGCGTCGGCTTCCCAGCACTATCAACATCAGTATTGAGGTAGTCCTGCTCTACCTGGGCAAACGGCACATTGTTCAATGGGGCACCGCCGACATGCAAGCTGTCGACCGACAGGATTCCGACACTCGGCCACCGGTAGTCACGCTGACCAGGGATAGTAGGCTGTGTTGCTTTGCCTTTCAGAATGCGTTCACGCTCAGCAATGTCGCGCTGGCCGTCGTTGATCCACCCAATAATGTCAACGGTTTCCAGCTGCATCTCTGACTCGTCACCGAACTGCCGCTGCACACGCCGAACGACATCAGCAGCAGTTCGTGAAGTGGGCTGATACCCAGAGGCAAACGGAGCCTGATTAGCAAGATTTGCATAATCATCAAACGGCGTACCACCATCAATACCATTTACAGTAGCCATGTCGCCTCCTTATGCATTGGAGTTTTCGTACCAGATTCCCTGGAAGTAAGTGAACGCGTACGCCTTGTTAGGAGCGAGCGTTTTAGCTGCCCCAGTGCTGGTAAAGATAGACCCAACTACTGCGACACTGCCATTATTCGCAATGGTGACAAACGAATTTGGCGTCAGCAATACCAGTTTCTGACCGTTTACCCCTCCGCTAAAGTTAGTAACAGTCGTCGCCTGAGTAAACGTACCGAAGTAAACGATGCCAGCGTTAGTCACATCCGCTGTAGTGACGTTCGCTGCAACACGAATCGGGTTGACCGCGAGAGTCGGACCACCGCCCTCAAAGTCAACCGTCCAAATCATTCTAGATGTAGAAACACCAGTACAGGAAGAGAATGCCGTCCTGTCTTGGGCAGTGCCGCCTGTAACTTGGTCCTCAAACGCATACAGCGGAGTGTTCGGTGTAAAGCCTGTTTTAAATACTCGACAGGCAGAAAAAACATTTCCTCGCCCAGTAACCCGAAAACCGCTATATGTCGCGTCTGCCTCTCGGGCCATGTTTGCTGAAGTGCAGGCGCTGAACATATTGTTCGTGCCTGCAACGACCCACCCATGGGTCCCGCCCTTGTCGGAACGAGACAATGTAAACATGCACCCGACACCAGCGTTAGTAAAGTAGAAGCCCACTTCGCTGAACTCAGACACAAGGTGCGATCCAAAGATAGAACCGCCGCGGATCACAAAGCCAGCGTTGAATCCTCCACTGGTCAGAGCGCCAGGAGTATATCCGCCACCGGTCTCGATACGCGTGAGGAAGTGGTCCGAACCGCCAAGCTCGATGCTTCCGACAAGAGCCGTGCGCTGGGCAGCCGGGCGACGAAGGCCGTTCACCCCAAGGAAGTCGTCGATGACCGAGGCAAAGCCGTCGTTCATCCAGATGAAAGAGTCAAGGAAGTTGTTCATGTGGACGTGGCGAATTGAGCACCATGTCCCCTTCGCATAACTGATACCCCGAGAAGCAACTCCGCCACCATCAAAGTCGATACCACTGATATGTGTGTTGGCGATATCAACATTGTTAAGCATCATTGCATCGATTGCAGTGACCGTCTTGATGCGCGTCGTCCAGTTCCCACCGGAAGGCAGGTAACCGTAGCCATCTCGAAGCCCAGTGATTGTTAGCCCCGAATGCAATACGAGTGACGCACTAATAAGGTAGTCCCCTGGGGGAAAATACAAGTTTCCCGGCCCCAAGCCACCTGACCCAAAGCTATTAATTGCCGCTTGAATCGCAGCGGTATCGTCGGTAACACCGTCTCCTACGGCACCAAAGTCTTTCACGTTAATAAGCAGCTCACCCTTGCCTACTGGTCGTGTACCCGTAGACGGGCGATATAGCGCATCAGTAGCAATACGAGTTTGCGACGTTGAACTCGATACCAAAACAGCAGTACGAGCATCATCACCAACGCCAATTGCCTGGATTTGAGCAAAGATGTTCTGTGCAGAGGCAAGCAGTACCTGCACATTTGCAAAAAGCGGACCGCCGTACACCGACAGCTGAGACCACGGTGTTGCACCATCTCCGACACGGAATAGGTCAACGTCGTCGTCATAGCCAAGCTCACCGTCAAGCAGGATAATGCCTGCAGCCTCCGCTGCAGCCCACTGTGCAGCTGTGCCACGCTTGACCTGAATTGGCCCCTTGGTGCTGGAAATAGCCACGACTAGCTCCGAATCTGTCGGCCACCGCCGAGGTTGTACGTGTGCTTCGGGGATTTTAGAATCGACATAGCAAGGTCGGCTCGCTCCAGCAGATCATCTTCCTGCTGCCGCGCTTCCATGACCTTACGTGCCCGATCCTCTGCCTCAATCTGCTGTAGGCGGTTCGGGTTCTTTGACAGGTCGTTGGCAAACACCCAGCCCAGGACAGCTGTCGGGTTCTGCATCTCTGGCACCGTCAGGTACCGCATAATGTACGGAGCCTTCGTGGTGTCGGACGGAGTATGCAAAATGGCAAACGGCTTCGTGTCCTCCACCGAACGGTTCCTCTCCGGGATATACACCAGAGAGAATCCACGGTTGTAGTCCGCCAGTGCGTCCGCCAACTTGGCATGGTCGTCGCTGATGAACTCTCCACGATCGGAGTTCCAGACGCCCGCACTGCGGGTAAACGAAGTCGTCATAGGGCCAAGCGTACATTACGAGACGGTCTGAGCGGAAAGGAACTCCACCGTTGCCGTGTTCGTCTTCACGCTTGCCCCAGAACCAACTGACATCTGAATCGACACATCAATGTCATTTGTCTTCGTTGTGTCGATAGTGGCACCGCTACTTGGCACATCAAGAAACTGACGAGTAAACGCAGACGCCTGGTAGTCCATCGTGCCACCAGCGAGCAAGGCCACAGCAGTGCCTGCAGATGGCGCTGTAAAGGTCGTAGATAGGCGGAACCCAGCAGCAGTAGCCAAAGACAGCAATGACCCCGTAGTGCCGCTTGCAATGGTCGTTCCGCCGACCTTGACGCGAATAGTCATTGTGCCTGCAACGAGAGGCTGTGTGTACACGCCATTCAAGATGATACGGATAGTGCGGCCCTGCATCAGCCAGTTTGCCGGGATAGTTCGAGAACCCGTGGCAGACGGCGGAAGAATGCTAGCTTCCGCAGTAGTGTTCGACACCAGCTGCGTTCCAGCACCAGAAAAGCCCAATGTAAACGACTGGTTGAAGGCCGCAATCGGATTAAAGAGTGGCATGGCTAAACCCCCTGATCTAGTTAGCCCTCAGATTAACTACGCCAAGCTGGTAACCAACAGATGCGGTGCAACGCTGGCTGTGGTAGAGAACACCGACACGGGGCCGCTGTAGCGGAACGGAAGTTCGTAGTACGCGCCATTCGCCAAGGAGATGGTGTACGACGTAGCAGAGGCACCGTTACCCAGCAGCAACAGCACTGTCGATCCAGTGCTGTTCTGGAACGTCCCGCCAGCACGAGTACCTGCAGCCAAGGCAGTGGTCGTAGTCGTCGCCGGGACAACCACCGCAGTGTTCGTCCCAGTCGTAGAGACAGGCTGGGCACCAGCAGCGATCTGGCTGAACAGCCCGTTCGTCAGAACCTGCCACCACATGTCGTTAATCGAAGCCATCAGACTCTCCCTTGGTTACTGACAGACTAAAGGGGAGCAGGCCCCAACTCAATGAAGAGTCGGGGCCTGCTCCTGTAAAGGACTCAGTACGAAGTCTGAATGTCCTGGATGACGCCGTGGGTATTACGGCGGTCGGTACCGAGGTTTGCGTACTTCGTGAGGTAGGCGTACCACGCGTCGTACGTACCGGAGGCATCCGACTTACGAGTCCACATCGAACCCGAACGGTCGTCCCACTCCCAGTCGTGCTCCTGGTAGAGCGTCAGGTCCTTCTCGTTGAGGAAGTAGAGCGACCCACGCGGGGCGTCCACATCCGCAACCATCGGAATCTCACCGGCATCCGTGGTGAATGCGAGGCCCTTGAAGCCACCCTCAAACTCCTGGGTGTTGACCACCTGGCGCTGCTGCGACAGAAGGTCGAAGTAAGCCTTGCGAGCACCGAGACCACCGATGATGAGCGAGACAGAACCACCGTTGAGGCGAATCTGGTCGGCCATCTGGACCATCAGGCCCTCCGACAGAGCGCGAGACGTACCAGCGTTGGAGTCGACAACCGACTTCCACACCGGCTCCACAGTCGGATCGATGTTATAGATGGTACCGGTGTTCGACACGACAGCGCCAAGGCCAAGAATTTCTCGGTTGACGTTACCGGTACGGGTGATGACCTGACCAACAGCGGTCGTCACGGCGGACGAAACGGTGATGGTGTGGGTACCCGTCAGCGGAGCGTTGATCGCGGTGATCTGAAGGTTCGAGTTCGAGACCGTCGAAGGCAGCGTCACGATGTCGACCTGCATACCGACCTGGAAGCGCGTAGCATCCGTGACCGTGATGGTGGTCGAAGACGTACCAGCCGAAGAGACAGTACCGATAGCACCGACACCATTGCCGTACAGCTGTCGGTTGAAGTCCTTCTTGGCGTCATCCTTCGCCCCGTTGACCTCCATGTCGAGGGCCTTGGTGAAGGCCTGCGCATTGGAGTCCGACAGGGCGATGGTCTGACCAGTCAGCTGGATACCGGCGTACAGGTACGCCAGACCGATGCGGGCGGCAGCAGTACCCTGCTGACCAGGGATCGGCAGCGCTTCACCCTCGTTACGAGCACCGATACCGGCGTTGCGGCGGGTGTGAACCGGGAAGGTGACGTACTTACCGCCGACCTCGGAGGTGACGCCGTCAGACGAGGACTCGATACGCTTCAGCAGCGTAATCTCGTTCTGAAGCTGCTCCCGAACGCGAGGCTGGTAGACCTCCTTCAGGATGGCAGAAATGGTATTCAGAGTTGCGGGCATGTTCTGCTCTCTCTAGGTATGCCTTAGCCCTGGTTCGCAAGCATCTGCTGAACAAGGTTCCGGGTGTCCTTATTCGACATAGCGCCCATCTGAGCGTTGCTGTTCGGAGAAGGACTCGAACCGTTGGTCGGCATGACCTGCGGTGCAGAGGCACCGGGACGAGGGGTGGAAAGAATGGACTGCTTATATCCGGCTACCTGTTCGACAGCCTGATCGAGCGTGGCATTCGGGTCCATCTGGACCATGTTGGACCAGACGATGATGGCCTGGCGCTGGTCCTGCTCGTTGAGGTCGGGATGCTTACCGAACACGTCGGACATCTCGGTCTCAATCTGCTGGTCCATCTGCTGGGCCTGCTCCTGCTGCTGACGCTCCTGCAGCATCTGCATCATCTGCTGATTCTGCTGCTGCAGTGCCTGGAACTGCGGGTGCTGTGCCAGGTCAAAAGGGTCTTCATCCCCAGGCTGTTCCTCGACAGGCTCTTCAGTACCCTGCTGCAGCGCTGCTGCAATCTGCGGGTTCTGGCCGAGCATGTTGTAGAACGTCAGCGGGTCATTGTTCAGCAGATCAATGATCTGCTGCTGTTGACGTACCTGATCGGGCGTCACACCAAGGTCCGAGAAGCCCTTCAGCGGCTCGTACTCCTTGTGGATTGCCTCGAATCGCTCGTTCGCCTTCTTGTCCATTTCGGCAAGAGTCGGCTGAATGAGACGATAGGGAACTTCACCCAGTTGTTCCTTAAATGGTGCCCATGCTGGGTTTTCACCACCGCCCTGAGGCTGCGAACCCGCATCTGCTACTGGCCCTGGATTCTCTGCTCCGGCATCAACCAGACCGTCCGAACCTGTACCTGCATCGGTTTCCATCGAAGGACTCTCTCTTTCCGCCCGTACCTGTTGAGTGGCCCTAGGCTTCGTTGTGCATATCTTGCACAACAATGACACGCCCTGTCAAACCTAATTGCCTGACAGGGCGTGTCGTTTTTCGTCGTGCTGTGTTTAGACAGGATAGCGCGTATTGGTCGGCAACGTCTGCGTGACCGTCACCTTGTGGAGACGAGCGGCGTACAGCTTGTCGCGATAGGTCATAGTGTTCAGTCGCTGCTGCGGGTACGACGTGCTGCTATACGCAAGCAGCGCTGCGTCGAGAGCCGGAATACTGACCGGCGTCTCCGGCACAAGCAGCATACCGGCGTTGTAGCCATCGACCGAATAGTCAAAATTACTGGGGCTGGGCATTTCCTTGTCCTTCCGAAGCAGGCACCGGAGCCGGAGCAGCCCCATTGCCAGCAAGAGTACCAGGAGGTGTCCCCTCAGCGGGAGCCTCCGTGCCATCAGGTTCCTGCTCTTCAGCAGTCGGCATTTCTCCAGGCTGACCAGTCGGGTTATTCGGATCGCTCTCTTGCGAATTATCGCCAGGAATCTGTGCCAAGAAACTCTTCAATGCACTGGACTGCAGCAACTGCTGGTGCGCCTGCACGTGGTTTTCAAATTCACGCTTGATCGGGTCAGACAACAACTCGAATTCCTGCGTACGCCGGAACGTATTGTGCACATCAATGTGAATCTGGTGCTCGTCGTAATCATTGACAGGCAGCATAGGCTGCTCAGCCTTCAGGTTGCCACTTTCATCCAGCAGCCCAGGAGGCGCGGTCTCAGGATCAAATACTCCACCACTCATCTGCAACTGCTGCTGCACCTGCTGAGTAGCCATATCGAACTGATCCTGCGTCGACACCAGCTGCATCAGATCAGTCTGCTTCATCTTGATGTTCTCACGCTGTGCCTGGCGCTTCGACACCTGCGTGCTGTCGAGAATGGACTTCACACCGCCCACATCAATCTGCTCCAAGAACTGCTCCTGGGTGATTGCGCCGTACTGCAGCAGGTCCAGCATCCATGCCTGCTTGGCTGCCTTCGACTGCGACACCGTAGAACCAGACTCGACACGAATGTCAGTCGAGTTCTTCAGGTCAGCGCCCTGCAGTTCCAACAGGTCGAACTGGCTGTCACGACCAACTACCTTGATCTGCCGCGGCACATCAACGTACTGAACGAAGAGCGAGAGCGTCTGCCCAAACGTCTTTTCGTACGCCCGCTCCAGGCTGTCGTACGTCGTCTGAATGTACTGGTCATCGCGCTCTTGCAGAGCGGTGATAGCAGTACCAGCAGTCAAACCAGAAGGTGCTGCGCCCTTTGACACCTGATGCTGACCCGACACGTCTTCAATGTCCTGAAGAATGCGGTCCTGCTGTGCCTGAAGATACTGTGGCAACTCAGGGAGCGACAGCGGCTGCGGGAACTGACGACCAGGCTTGACCTCAACAGCTGCGCCCGGAAGGTTCGTCATAGCGCCGGGCTTGATCGAACCTCGCTCGTAGGCAAACTGTGCCGAGCCCATGAGCTTGGCATTCTCACGAATGCGGTGGCGCAGGTCGTTGTACTCACGCTGCAAGTCGATGAGGTCATTCAGCGTCGAGTCGGCATAGAACTTCGCAGTCGGAATGGACTCGATCTTGGCAAGCGGGTACTCACCGTGATTGTACGGAAGCCCCTGGTCCTGGAACTGCACGATCTTGTCGTTGACCAGCATGACGAAGCCGCCCTGGTCCATGCCAGGAAGCCCGCCAGGCTTAACCCATCCTTCCAAAATCATGGCGCTATCAGGCTTCGAGTTCGAGGCGTCAAGGCTCAGGTGCGACAGGTCCATGATGTCGTTCATGGAGGCGCTGCCCTGAATGCCTCCAACCAGATCGCCGTAGACACGCTGCACCCACGACATGGGCTTAACAGACGCCATGATGACAAACGGCTGATCTTCGATGTCTGTCTCAACGAGGTCGGGCACAAAGACGTTAAACGGGGACAGTGCCCCGTAACAAATGTCCCCCTGATTGCCGAACTCGTCAGTGCAGCCCTGGTCCCACCACGTCTTCAGGAAACCATTGCCAGTAACCGAGGCCCACCAGACAGCCTTCTCCATGTGCTTCCGAAGACCCTTAGTGGCGCTGTACGACTCAACCACCTGCTCTGCGGCCTGAGCCATGCGGAAGTCTTCATCCTCAGCAGTAGCCGGGATAACTGTTGTCGTGGGCTTCTGTGACAGCAGCTTTGCCTGCTCTGTGCGCACAACACCGCGGAGGCGGTTGATGCTACGCGGGGCCTCGCGGCCATTCCGCTGGACACGCTGAATCAGTTCCTGGCCAGGACCACCTACGATCTTGGTCGAGATGTTCTGCTTGCCAAAAAACATGTCCATGTTCTCGTACCACTGGCGCTGCGGGCGGAGGCGTGCCTGCTGTGCCTTGCCAAACTCAGCCTTGATACGTACGGCAAGCTGCTTGCCCTGCTCGGAAGCAGCGAACGACTGAACGTTCTTAACGCTCTCGCCGGGCAGGTTCATCGCGTACGACGTATCC